CCTGCGAGCATCTGCAACCAGGCTGTTAACATCTCCTGTGGACGTGGCGCTTACAGTAGATACCACGGCGTTATTAGCCTGTTGCCCTGCCAAAATACCGATAATCTGTTGACCGGCCATCTCCGAAATAGCGCCTGACGAAATCACACTGTTAAGCAGAGTTGATGCAGCCGCCGCAGGGATCAAATGAGCGATGGCCGCTACCTGCTCGGTCACTTGAATGCATCTTGCCCGCTCCTGCTCAATCCCTTTTTGTATTCCGGCTTGAGAACCTGCCTGTATTCCGGCCTGCATCCCCGCTGTATTACCGGCCTTCATTCCGTCCTCATACCCTTGAGCATAAACTTGTTCAGGAGACTCCTCTCCCTGGTCGGCCTGCACTTGAGCGGCCTGCACCTGAGCTGCTTTTTCCTGTGCCGCTGCAGATGCCTTTTTACTGTCAAACCAAGACATAGATTTGCCTCCTTTACGGTTTGATTTTGTTACGTTTTCAATTAATTGGCTATATGACATAACATCATCAGCCAGCCCTATATCAACCGCCACCTGCCCATGGTAGACACCAGCTTCAGTGTCACGGACTACCTGAGCGGATAGATTGCGGTTACGTGCTACAATATTAATAAAAATATCTCTCAAATCGTCAACCATCGCCTGCGCGCTGGCATGTACCTCTTTAGGGAGAGGTTCATGTGGGTTGAAATCCTTTTTTCTCTCCCCTGAATGGATGATGTTATATTTAAGCCCTTCTTTGGCATCCTTCGCCGACTGATCAATATGGACCATGACCACCCCAACCGACCCTGCCCCGCCAGTAGGTGGAATAAAAACCGCGGTGGCCGCGCTTGCTATGGCATAACCTGCGCTATAAGCATTTTCATTGATCATTGCATAGATAGGTTTGATTGACCGCGCCTCGTAGATATCATCTACCAGGGCAAAACATCCGCCCACCTCCCCGCCAAATGAATCAATATCTAGGATAATAGACCTGACAGAGGAATCATTGACAGCATCTCCAAACCATGATCGAATCATCTCATAGCTGGTCAACCCTGAAAGAGCATCAAGCCCAAAATTTCGATGTACTAAAGTACCGTAAACAGGGACTATCCCTATTCCATCGATATTTTCCGTGTCAGCCCGATACCGTTTAGGCACCGACATATCAACCACCGCCAGAGGAGTAGCATCAAGGTTCATCCGTGGCCCCAGGACGCTTAAAATTACGTCCAGCTTTGACGGGGAAATCAATAACGGAGTATTAAAAATCCTTGATGCCAGATATGTTAGATTTTTCATTGCCCTGCCGCTCCTGTGGTTACAGTAGTTTCCGCTGCCTGTGAAGTGCCTGATTTTTGCGTTTTTCTTGGGTCAGAATCATAAATTAGCTCGTTCTGATCTGCCCTGTTATTATCACTGGCTACCTGCTGGTCAACCTGCTCGGAGTCGTATCCCTGCTCCGCGACAACTGCCGAGCGAGAGGTAAAACCACATCTAACCGCAAGCTGTGCGGCCATGCCATCCTTGAGCGGATCAACCCATTTCCACCCCTGTGGCCTCCAGTCAATTCGGGTATAGATCCGCCGATTTTTGAAATATCCTGGTATCCGGATTGCCCCCGAACCGACCGCGATATCAAGCCATCTTTTTGCCACTGGCTGGCAGAGTTGAAAAATAATGGTATGCCATTGCAAGGCTTCGCACCTGCGCCTAAACTCTAACAGTCCGGCTCTGATTGATGAATAATTCACCCCTTCGAGGTCTCCGGTAAGTTGCTCGTAGGTGATCCCCATGCCAGCCGCTATTTCTCGAAGTTGCTGTTTAATCCATACGAGATAATTTCCACCAACATCGGCAGGCTCAGAAAATCGAACGTCTTTACCGGGTGGCAGTGTCGGGAATGTCCCAGGCTCAAGAGCGATTACCGGGTTATCGTTCGTATCGTTCTCATCAACCCTGCCAATAGAAGCCATTGTCATATCAGCGCCGGGAGGCTCGGTAATAAACCCGCCAAACATAGCCGCCGCTTTTTTACGCACTATTTCGGCGTCTGAGTATTGGTCAATCTCGTGAAGCTTGATTATAATTGAAGATAGCCACGGACGCCCCCGCATTTGCCCAGGACGTAGCGGCCTGAACACATGCAGAATCTCCGAAGCTGGAACTCGAACCCGCTCCATTGAATTGGAGAAGAGGAAAGTTTCTCCAGGGTGGTCTTTGAACAGCCAATAAGCTGCCCGCTTTCCTTGAGCATTAAATTCGATTCCCATCCTGATTTTGTTACCGCTTGGCGCAACCGTTTCGTAAGACTCATCAAGATGATCAGATTCAATAAGTTGTATCTGGAGAGGCACAGTATCATTGCTCTGTGTCACAAATCTTGCCAGCACTTCCCCTGATTCCGCAAGAGAACGGGCTGCCAATGATTGCAGTCCGTAAAAACCACATACTCCGTTAAAATCAGCTTCTTCTGTCCAGTCTGACCAAAGTTGCCGAAGCTCATCCTTGAGAGCCGAGTCTTTGATCTGCCATCGAGGTACTATCCCTGTCCCTATCAGGTTAGAAACGATCGATTCAAGGCCGTTTTCGGCCAGAGGATTATTCCGGGTGAGCTTGCGCACACGAGATCGAAGAGTAGAAAGGTCTCCCCAAAGCACTGTATTCGGCCCTGCCAGGGAAGTTCCCCAGGTTGCCATCCTGCGCCCGTAGCTTGCCCCTTCGTTCTCCGCCTCAGAACGTGGGATTGGTCTTCCATGTGCGTCTACAATCCGTAAATTGCTCATAACCCCTTACTCGTGCTGACGAGAAAAAAGCTTTTCCTACCAGCTGCCGCATTGACTTCAGCCTGCGCCTGATCGCGTAGCCTTGTTAACTGGTCAAGGTCAGCCGTGGCGTAGTCGATACGCTTACCATTGATTTGCACTGTGACCTTGCGTGTGCCAGTAGCCAATGCGGTTACTGCTGCCTGTATATTTGTTAAGTCTATTGATGTGTAAGCCATAAAATACCCCTATAAACGCAAAAAGCCCGACAGAAAGCATGTAAAATGCTCTCAATCGGGCTTCAAGTGACTCTATTTTGAGACTATCGGTAGCCGATTAAATCATAAAATCAGCAAAATTTTGACTCTGTTTTTTGATCGCAACCAGCAATGCCGCCTTGATTGAAGTGTATTTCAATGATTAATTTACCTGATTTTTTTTCTTTTTGCCATGAAATTAACATATTTTCAAATGAATCTGCTATACTTTTAGGACTTTTTTCTTGCTTGATAGGTAATTTATTAACCATTTTTTCCTCAAAAAATTAATATTATTAGTTATATAATACCAATTTTTTAAAGAAATATCAATGTTTTTTGTTTAATCTTATATTGACATTGTTATTCCACCAAGATATTTATTGACGTAGACGCCTCTACTTTATTATAACCCTTGCCCGTCAACGTGATCTCATGTTTTCCCACGGATAAATCATCAACCTCAAATGATTCCCCGATACCTATCTGGCCGTCAATATTAGAGCCCCACACGAGGTCATTACCCATAATTTTTATATCTTTCCATACAATTTTACCATCATCCGCGCCGTCAGGGGCTTTGTCTTCGCCATTACCAACAAAAGCTATATTATCCCCCCGTGAGTATTTCGTTTTTGTTGGCTCAATTATCGTGACCTTGGGATATTCTCCGCTTTCCTGCACGTCGCCGCAACCAAAAAGGCATGATAAGCATACAAAAATTAGTAAAAATGATGCAATTTTATTCATTTTTTATCACCCTGTAACATATTTAATACATTAATTTTAAAATAACTCCAATGAGAAATGACAACCAATCTCCCGATATATTTAATTTTGTTTTCGTCTCCAGCCGTTCCTTTTTCCCCTTATGACATCCATTTGCTTTTCGCCATGGGTTAATGTCGACTCCTAATCATCCTTTGAACTAATTCCTTAAAAGAAGTTTCCCATTCTTCATCTGTCATTTCGTCCGGTGAGGACGATTTGTTATTTTCCGTATTTTCATATTTTTCTCTTTCTTTTAGGGCTTTTTCAATTATTGCCTTACGATCATGATCAATCGCTTCAATTGATTTACTTGCTTCTCTGATTTTAGAAATCATTTTTCCCTCACGACATCCATTTGCTTTTAGGTGCCACCTGCTTTTGCCCTATATAAGTTTTTATCAGTTTCCTGTCGCTACTTTTCGCGCACAAGCTCTCCTCCAGCTCCCTCCAATTCATCCGCGCAATCCCGGCCCTGACCGCAGCCGCCGTAGAGTATACCATACAATCCAGGGCTTCATTGCGTTCATTCACCTTCACCCATTCCGACTTGGGATAACCTCCCCTGTCAAACCGTGTGACCTGCTTTTCCGCTGTAAGCTGGATGTAAAAATCATCATCCAGCCCAATTGGAAAGTGGATCATACCTGGCCCCCGCTCGGTCATCCTAAGCCGACCGTAAATTTGCCCCTTGGCAGTATCGGAACCAACCGTCCAAAGCTGGCACCCTCCCTTGATTTGCACTCCGCGATATGTCACGTCAACGGCAGACGGCCTGCCGATGATAGGTTTGTTCGGAATGCTGGCTGACTTTATCGCCACTACGCGTGGAGGACGCAGACGAGCATAATTGTATACATCCTGCGTACAGTGCCCGCCTGAATCGATACATGCTGAGATTATTCTGAGATCATTCCCGGATGCATGGCGAAATGGCATGTTTAAAAAATCGTCTAACTGCCTCCATACATCCTGCTGCGCCGGATCTCCGAAGAGTTCTCCCCAGTACACTATCCAACATTCCTCACCTCGCCCCCAGGCTGTCACGAGTACGGCCAGTCGGTTATCCTGTGTATCAACTCCGCATGTCAGGAGTAGCCCGTCAAGGGGAACTTCGGTTATTTTGTATGGTTCGGCCCGGCCTTTGAGCAGGTTCCATTCAGGTTGGGAGCCGTCTTCCTCGAAGGGGAGTCCCTGACGTGTGTTTACCCACCGCTTAAGACGTTTCGGATTTTTCTTTGCCTTAAGAAACTCTGAGGCGATATCTATCCATGAACGAAAACCTAGTGGAGAATATAAGCTATTAAGGTGGAATCCTGCATCTGGATGTCCTAGATTCTGCGGAATCCACTCTCCACGCTCCAACATCCATGTTTTATGGTGCTCATCTATTGCTTTATGGCAGAATTTACACTCATACCATATTTTTTTGACTATTTTGTATGAATATTCAAACTTTATACCGTGATCCGCTTCCCTCCCTCCCCATAAAAGCTCCTGCTTTTGGTTACAGAAGGGGCAGGGAACGTGATATTTCCTTTGATCTGAGTCCTCATATTCCGCTTCAATTCGGCTCGTTCCCTTGT